GGAATTACTAGTTTCTCCAGAGCAAACCGTAACACTTTGTAAGTTCCATCACACAGGTAACGGTGAAGCTAAGAAAGGCAAAGGCTTACACAAAGTATATGGTAAAGCCCCTGCCCTAATTACAGCAGCCAAGCAACAGCGTTGGGTGCTAAAACAAAGGAACAGATACTATGGGGTGGATTAATAACCTAATAGAGAAACTAAACCCCGCGCAAGAAGAAATTGCAATGGACGAAGGCTATTCTGTCCAGTCTACAGCAACACCTATAACTTATCAAACAGCTTATAACCATATCGAGGTAGTTAATCGAGGTGTAAACTTACTAGTAGATTCTGCTGCTGAGATTACAATGGATTTAAATGAGGGTAAGATAAGTGGTATCTCCACAGTGGAGACTTCTGTAAGACCAAAGAAGGTTGAAAAACTTATAAACTTTAGACCAAACCCACATATAAACGCGGATTTGTTCAAAAGAAACATATACTTAGACTTAATACTTGAAGGCGATGCCTTTATCTACTGGGATGGGGCTCATCTGTATAATATACCCGCGAACAAGATGGAAATAATTACAGACAAGAAAAGCTTCATAAAAATGTACAAGTACGGAGCTACTGATTTTTCAACAAAAGAGATCATTCATGTAAGAGATAATAGTGCAAGTTCTATCTATAGAGGAACTTCTAGGCTTGTATCAGCTTCTGGCAGTTTAAGAATACTACAGAATATGAACAACTTCCAAGAGTCGTTCTTTAAGAATGGCACAGTGCCAGGGTTAGTATTAAAAACACCTAATATACTATCTAAAAAAATAAAAGATAGAGTACGAGCAGACTGGTCAAGATTATATAACCCTAAGGATGGGGGGCGTAGACCAATCATCCTAGATGGTGAATTTGAAATAGAATATTTAGGCACTAGCGACTTCCAAGAGTTGGATTTTGCAGACTCTATAAGCGCACAAGAAAGAAAGATTTTAAAAGCGATAGGTGTCCCACCAATTCTTTTAGACGCAGGTAATAACGCTAACATATCCCCTAACCAAAAACTGTTTTATACAGCAACTGTAATACCTTTAGTATTAAAGCTTACACAGGCGCTGGAAGGTTTCTTTGGTTACGATCTTAAGCCGGTTTACCAAAACATACTAGCCTTAAGACCCGATTTACGAGATGAATCAGCGTATTACACATCATTAGTTAACGCAGGCATCATTACTCGAAATGAAGCAAGAGAAAAACTAAGACTAGAAAGAAGTGACCAAGATTTTGCAGACGAACTTGTACTTCCAGCTAATGTAGCAGGTAGTGCTGTTGATCCTGATTTAGGCGGAAAGCCTGCTCAGAGTCCAGATGCAGAATAAAAAAAGTCACATAACAGAGGATAAAATATGACAAAGTTGTTAAAGCTAACGTCTAATTTTGCTATCACAGAGAAAGCAGATGATGACGGTACTTTATTAATTTCTGGCTGGGCCAATACTACCGATAAGGATAGAGCTGGCGACGTAATCCTAGAAGAAGCTTGGAACAAAGGCGGGCTTTCAGATTACTTAAACAATCCTATCATTTTAGGCTATCATAAACATGATAACCCTATTGGACAAATGGTAAGCCATTCAGTAAGTTCTAAAGGTTTATTCATTACAGCGGAGATAAGTAAGGCTGCAGGTAATGTTTATCAAATGATTAAAGAAGGCATCTTAAAGAGCTTTAGTGTAGGCTTTATGGTTAAGGATGCTGATTACGATAGTACAACAGATATTTTCGTGATTAAAGATTTGGAACTATTGGAAGTCTCTGTGGTAAGCGTACCTGCAAACCAACATAGTACTTTTAGTGTATCTAAACAGTTTGAGTCTGTAGAAGACTACAAAGATTTCAAACAAAAGTTTGTTTCAGAAAATGAGCAAGCTAATATAAATAAACAGACGGAAGCTGAAGCTGACAAAGCTACAAATGTACCAGAATCAGAAAACGCTAAAGCCACGAAAACATTGGAGAAACACATGACACCAGAACAAATTCAAGAAGCAATCGCAAAAGGCATTGCAGCTGCAGAAGATAATAGAGTAGCAGTAGAAAAAGCAGCTACAGAAAAAGCTGCTACAGAAAAAGCTGCTACAGAAAAAGCAGCTACAGAAAAAGCAGCTAAAGTTGAGGTTGGTACTTCAGGTACAGAAAAACTAATTGCTGACCTTACAGCACGCTTTGAAAACTCAGAAAAAACACTTGGCGAAAGCTTAGAAGGTGTTCGCACAGAGCTAAAAGAAAAGCAAGACGAAATCGTAGCAATGAACAAGAGCAAAATGCACTACGAAGAAAAAAACGCCATTAACATCGAAAAAGCTGATGTTGACAACGCAGTACTACTAGGTAAAATTTTAGGTAAATCGGCAGAGAGTACGCGCTTCGCTGCTAGTATCTTACAAAAAGCACCTACAGACCATCACAGTGCTTTGACACAAGACTGGGAACAACAATTCTCAACTAATGTATTAGCTGATATACGTAGAAAATTAGTTGTAGAACCTATGTTCCGCAATATTGCTATGACAACAAATAAAATGCATATCCCTGTTAACCCTGAAGCTGGCTACGGGCAATGGATTGCTTCTTCTGCTTATAATGAAACAGCAGCTTCTACAGGTACTGCTGTAGAACATGACATCACAGACACAACACTGACGGCTTATAAACTAGCTGCTAAAGAGTATATTGGTTACGAAGAAGAAGAAGATTCAATCATTCCTCTACTACCAATCATCCGTGATGCCGTAGTCCGTAGAATGGCTAAATCTTCAGACCAAGCAATCTTACGTGGGGCAGGCAGTGGGTCTGCAGACCCTATCACAGGTATTACACAACTAGCTACTACTGCAGGTGGGGCTTACGTTACTGAACTATCTATTGGTGGTGCGGCTAAAACAACTGCTGATCTCCTACAGACAGTACGTCGTGGTTTAGGTGTTCGTGGGTTAGATCCTACAGAAGTAGTATATATTGTAAGCACTGCTGCTTACTATGATTTACTTGATGACCCTGACTTCCGCACAGTAGATTTAGTAGGATTACAAAACGCTACTTTATTAACTGGGCAAGTTGGTAGTGTAAACGGCTCCGCTGTTGTAGTTTCTGGTGAATTTGATACAGTAGCTATTGGTAACACTGCTGCTGTAGCAGTAAATACATCAAACTTCCTAAAAGGTGAGTTACGTGGTATGATGATGGAGCGTGATAAAAACGTAGAATTCCAACGTAATGTACTAGTTGCTTCACGTAGAATGGGGTTCATTCCAATCATCGGTGGTGTAGGCGCTTCAGTACTTAACTACGCAACTTAGTAGTAAATAAGTAATATAAAATGGGGGCATAGCGCCCCCATTTTTTTAATATTTATAAGTAAGGGTATAGATATAATGCTTGAAAGAACTTTGAGAAATACGGTGTTAGAAAAAGAATGTATAAAGTGTAATATAGTCAAGGAATTAAATCTTTTCGCAGTAGCCAGTAGAAACAGAGATGGACATACAGGTAGCTGTAAGGCATGCCGTAAGCTACAAAATAAAAAATACTACATAGAAAATAAAGAGCATATAACTGCAATAAATAACCAGTACAGAGAGGATAATAAGGAGGCTACAATTTTCAGAGGGAAGCAGTACTACCAAAAAACCAAAGTATCCAGATCTGAGAAAAGTAAGCAGTATTACCTAGATAATAAAGAGGCTATAGCCTCACAAGGTAAGCAGTACAGACAAGATAACAAAGATAAATGCAACGCAAAAGCCGCAAAATATAGAGCAGCAAAACTAAATGCAATCCCTAGCTGGTTCAGCGACTGGGACAGATTCGTATTAGATGAAGCATATAGTACTGCTAAGTACAGGGAGGAACAAACAGGTGTAAAACATCACGTTGATCACACAGTACCTTTGCAAGGTAAGTTGGTCAGTGGTTTACATTGTGCAGATAATATACAGGTTATAACTGCAAAAGAGAACCTGGTTAAGAGTAATAAATGGGAGCCATAAAATGTCGGAATTGATTACTCTTGAGGAGTATAGAACGTACAAAAACATAACTAACCCTGATAAAGATGATAGAATACGTTATATAGTAGCTGCTGTTAATGCTCTAGTAAAGCACTACTGCAATAGAAAATTTGTTGAGCATTACGCAGATAACAATCTAATTCAGTATTTTGATGGGACAACTAGTACCGCTGTATACTTAGACGAATTTCCCGTAGTAAATGTAGTAGCAGTTAATGTGTCTACCGACGGGGGTGTAACTAATACGCTACTAACAGAGGACACGGACTACTTCGTAGACACAGAAGATGGTTACGTAAAAACTGCAACAGGATCAAACTTTACTAGAGGTACCCGTATTAAACACCATAGTTTAAAGGTAGAGTATGCTGGAGGCTTTGAAGTAGCCC